CAAAATACATTGGAGAAGATCCCATTCCCAATTCTATAGCATATTGAGGCTCGCCAGTCATATTTCCATCATCATCAAAATTTGGAGCAGCGTGAAATCCTAATACATTATCGGGATCATCATCTTTACCAACCAAGCTATGAATCTCTCCACCATAGTTTGCATCTTCTGAGCCAACTGTTAGTCCTTTATCCTTTGCAATATTCTGTAATTCTTTTTCAATTTGTTCGTTTTCTTTTTCTGGTGCATTTTTTTCGTCATCACCATCATCAGAATCCATATCTGGCTCATCTCCACCATCTCTATCGAAATCACCACCACCTAGCTTATCGCCAGAATCCTTTTCACTATCATCGCCACCATCATCTGACATTTTATTGTAAGCGACTTTTGCTGGGTGGTCATCTGGTTGCTTTTTAGCAGCACCAGCAGTCATTTCTTGAGACTCACCCTCTTTGTCTTTATACTTGATGATTTTATCATCATCGACATCAGCCTCATTCATATTTGTTGCAATTTCTAATAGTGAAATCATTAGTCTTTCTCCATCATAATTTCGTGTTTAAGACTTTCCAGTTGTTCTATCCACTGTCCAAGTCTCCTTATCATATAATTCTTATCTACATCTTTTTTCTGTATTTCAATTTGCCATCGTTTTAACAATGTTGAAATACTAAAAAGAGTATCCATATAGGATTTCTTCTTATCTTCAAACGGCATAGTGACTCCGGTTACTGTAACTGACCTACTTTGCTTGCTAGTTTTACTAACCTCTCACTTATTTTATTTAAAGCCTTATGTGTATTTTTCCAATATGACCTAGAATCGACATTCAATTCATTTTTAAGACGAACATTCATCTTTACCAATTTATCCAATTCATTGAGACTATCTCTAATCTCTCTCATAGAACGACCTATCTTTTGTTTTGGATTCATTGACTCATCATTTCTATAGTTGTGATACTTACCTTCAGTTACTTTGCTGTATCCAGTAGAGTTGGTAGCTATCTTCTTCTTTTTCTTCTTATCTTTCTTTCTACCACCACCAAATGCATAAGGCGTTTGATAGCCAGCAATATCACCAGTTACAGAAGCTTCATCGAGCTCATTTTTGATTAACTCTCTGATTATTTCTTTGAGTTTATCCATTTTAGACATTCTTTAGCTCCTTAACTAATTCATAATATCTCATTAATGTAACCACTTGCTTATCCTCAACTATTCTTCCCTTCATAAGAGTTTCTGCTTGATTTATAGCCTCTTTTAGCTTAATCTTTGTAACTTTGTCTGAAACTTTAGGTAAATGCGATTGGAGTTGCTTTTTTACCTTAACTGTTTCACTTTCAATAAACTCTTTAAGAGAATTGGTGTTAGAAATGTTATTTATGTACTCTTTTAACAAATTTCTTTGATTTGCGCTAAGAGAACTATATTTTTTGTTAAATTTTTCAACTAAAATTCCATAAGCAAGCAATCTCAAATCTTTTTCTTGCTTTTTGTAACCCTCTACCATAACATTCTCTTTCTTTTTGGTTGAAAGGTTCTTTCGTGTTATGTTTTCTACAATAGTAAAGCGACTTTCTGTTTCTGTCTGAGGATTCATAGCTTCTTTTGTTGAAAATAGCTTAAAGATTGAAGCATTTACTTTATAGTTTGGTATTCTAGCCATAAAAAAGTTATTTATATCATAATGAGAACGAACCTCTTTAATTAGATTATATTTTTCTCTTTTTAGAGAAGCTTCGTTTAATTTGATACGAGCAGTTAATACTGCATCTACTAAATGATTGGCTTTTGTTTCTGATTTGTAATTCTCAACAGTTAATACTCTATATAATTCGTACTCTTTACCCAATTGAGTGTTCTTATTAAAAAACTCTTTTAATATTTTAGCCGCATAACCTTTCTTATCATTATTTAACACATCGACTGTAATCTGTCTAGTTAATAACTCAAATAATATTCCGGTGTTACGGATTTTTGAGTGTTTTGTTTTTGAACTCATATTATACTCCAATCGTTTATATAATTCTTCATATATAAATATATGATTACTTAATTTTTCTTAGTATTAAGGGAAGATACTTCATCTTTATATTCAGTTTCTAAGTCACTAGCCTCTGAAAGCAAAGTTTTTGCATCTTTACCCAAATGTTTGAATAGATTTTCATAGTGTTTTGTAGCAACTCCACCATAAGCCTTCTTCTTATCATGAGCCCCTAACGGATCTCTACCCCTCGCACCACTATCCTTACTATATTTATTAGCTTCTTTAGGTCTCCCAGCGCCTGGTTGTCCACCTTCTTCTGAACCACCATTATTATCCAACTCATGACCTGTTCTACCAGCCGCCATATCCGATGGAGTACCAGCAGATTCTCCGCTCTTAGCAGGATCGTTTCCTTCCATTTCAATTTGTGAGCGTCTAAATTTATTCTTATAGTCAAATACTATTTGTTCATCATTTTCTTTAATCTGTTCTTCTGTAAAATTAAAGATGTTTTTGTAAATCCATTCGGAAGATACTAAACCATCTTGTAGCATAGAAGATGCTAAAGATGTTTTGTTATTCCATAGCTCTACTTTTTCCTGTTCATATATTGTAGATGGATTTGTTAAACCTAAATCAAAGTTTACAAGCTCTTGGTCTCTAAATCCTTGAGCATATAGATGAACTACTGCAATCTTTGTTAATTCACTAACAATGATTCTTTGTATTCTTTCAATTGTTCTAGCAAAGCGAACATCTTCAGCAGCCAATGTAGCTTTAGAACCTAATCCTTCTTCATATCCTAAGAAAGCCTTTGGAACTCTTAAAGATGCTAACATTTTGTTTTTTAAATATTCAATATCCTCTGTTGCTTCATAGGTTAAACCTGGAAGTGCATCAATACTTGTTCCACTATCTCCACCTCTTACAGGTAAAAAGAAATCTTCTGTAAGGTTTTGGATATTATAACGAAGATTATAGTCACCTGTTTTCTCATCAATAACAGGAGCTTTTTTCATTTTATTAACTACTTGTTGCATATAATTATCAACTTCTGCTGGTGGAATGTTTCCAATATCCAACTTAAATACTCTCTTTTCAGGAGCTCTCATAATCCTATGAATCAACATAGCATCTTCCATAAGAGTTAATTGTTTCCACACCTTTCTACCACCCTCTAATTGTGACCTACCATAAGGTACATAGTTAGAATCTGATAGAAGTCTAAAGTGAGCTACCTCATAGTTCTCAAATGTTTTTGTATCCTGCTTTTTAGAACTATGTCTACTACTATCTCCTTGTGGTGTTAGCATAAACTGAACTAAAGATGGATTATCAGGATCGTGTCCTTCCATTCTAGCAACATCGTAAGCAGACATAGGTGTTACATTCGTAATACCATACTTTTCAGCTACCTCTAATTGTAAAAAGAAATCACCATACTTATTCATATTACGAATCCAAGGCCATAGATTAAATTCTATGTTTATAATATCATAAAATAGATTGTGTAGTATATCATATATTTGATCATTATCTGTTTTAATATCCAATACTTTACCATACTCATTTTTCATTGTTGATTCATCTGAGTAAATATCTAAAGCTGAAGCAATAATAGGATCAGAATCCATTGACTCATAATCTCTAAATAATCCTAATCGTAATTGTTGTGCATACAATTGGTCGTTATATCCAATCTGTTGCATATTAGAATACAACTTAGTATATCTATCTACTAAATTTGTTTGAACATTTGATTGTAATTGTCCTGTATCAACTATTTTTAATTTTCTTCCACCTATATTTCTAACGATAGTGTTTGTTGAAAACAATCGTTTTAGTCTTGAAAATAAATCTTGTTCTGCCATAATTTGCCTCTTAGTTAATTAACCAATCTAACGATTCTTTTTCTCCATTGGGTCCTACTTCCATTTCCCAAGAATTATTTTGATTGGTTGGTGTTTGTGGCAACATCTGTGATGCTACTCCACTTAAAGTTCTCTTAGTTAATTCTATTCCCTCATTTTTGAGTCTTAATGCAGTATCTCTTACCCAAAGTGTAAGAGCAAAACTCATCACTAAATCATCGTTGTATCCTGTCATCGCTTCAGCTTTATTATTGTTATATATAAATACAAACAATTCATCAATTAATCTATTTGAGCGAGCAATAACTGACTTTTCTCTGAAGTATTCTTCTAATTTAGCAATAACTAATGGTCGTGTTTTGGATGTCATACTAAATCCAGCTACCATATTTCTATCTGCAATTCTATACTTATTAGTCATTTGATGTTCTGTATCTACATACTTTAAATCTTTACTTGTGTAAAATAAATTTTCATAACCCCTATCAATACATTGTTGTAGTGTAGCCCAACCTATATTGTTGTTCTCTACTACCAACAAAGCATTATTATATTCTGTTGCTGTATTTACACATAAGTTTCCAAAATCTTTTGTTGATATTTTACCTTTATATTCTGCTACTTGTTCCATAGTTTCTATATCCATAACGTGAAATGCAGAATAATCAGAACCATCTCCTCTGCTGACATCAGCACTTAGTACATAATCTTTAGTATAGTTTGCTGGTTGCCATACCCAAAGGTTACTATCTATCCCTCTCTTCTCTAATGGGTCTGTAACGTGTGTTTGTTTATACTCTTCTAAGATTACACCATCTATGACAGTCTGTCCTGAAGTTAAGAAGTCACAATCACATTCTTGAGCAGCTAAAGAAGGACCCAATAGTCTATCTTGCTCTTTTCTCCATTCATCATTTCTTTCAGGATGTAAGTTCCAATGTAGTTTGATAAAGTTCCAATCGTTACTACCATCTTCTGCACCAACCCAAGTCTTATGAAACCAATTACCTATACCATTTGGTGTAGATAGTGCAATACATTGTCCACCAGTAGATAGTGTCTGTGAAGCAGCAGCCCATATCGGTTCAATCTTATCAATGAAAGCAGCCTCATCTAATATCAAAAGAGACAAAGCCTCAGAACGACCACTATCCTCGCCGCTAGAAACAGCTTTTATCTGTGAACCATTATTATATCGTAATGATAGTTTATTATCTTCTGTACATTTCTGTTTTAACCAACTTGGCAAATTAGCGTGCATTACCCTAACCTTTGTAACTAAGTTTTTAGCAGTATCTTGTTTGGTTGCAATCACTAATATATTTTTGTCTTGATGAAATGTCATCATCCAAAGGGAGTATCCGGCTGACAACGTAGACAAACCTAACTGACGAGCTTTTAGAATTACATTGAACCTATGTTCTTCAAATGTTTTAAGAGATTCTTCTTGAAACGGCCAAAGATGAAATGGAACTTTACCTTTAATTGGGTGCTGAACAACACAATACTTTTTTAAAAAGTATATAGGATCTTTAGCGCATTTCTTATATTCGCTTTTTATTACCTCTTTTAGTTGTCCTGGTTTCATTATATTTTTCCTAAGATAAATCCTATTCCTAACCAAAGATATTGATTCTCATACCATTTTGGTTTAATTACTTCTACTAATTCTTCATTAGTTTTATCACGAATTTTTAATAAATCAATTTGTTTTCTCTGAGCAAGCATTAATAAAGAATCTAATTTTATTTGTTCTTCTAATTGATTAATTACATCGTCACAATCAACAATCGATTCTTTGTAGCCTTCTATCAATGAATCTGCTTTAGCTAATTTGCCTTCCCATTGTGCATCACGAGCTTTCAACATTTCTAATGCTTGTTCTTTTGTAAAAGAAGTTATTTCTTTTCCATCTTTTTGAATTGATTGTCCAAGTAAAGGAACTATTAATAATAGTGATAAAAAATATTTCATACTAACCGTGTTTTTTAAGAACATAAATTACAGCACTACTTGCAGCTGTTATTTTACTTAATGATAAATCATATACTACACCTGCAGTTAGATTTGCAGCTGGAATTGTTCCACCATCTGATAAATGAAATACAGCGCTTCCATGTGTTTTTACTATTACAGCACTTGCGCCATAATTTGATCCTGTATAAGCAGTCATTCCGTCTGATACTACTGATGCAGAAATATATGTTCCTGGATGTCCTTTTTTTTGAAAATCAGAATATTCTGATGGTGAGTCGTGCATATTTGACATTTTGTTTCTCCCTATTTCTTAGCAAAGTTTCTTAAAAAATCTTCAGCTGATTCGACTTCATCATTGTCATAAGCTTCCTGCATTTTTTGAGTTTTCTTTTTGCTATTAGTTAATTTACGTTTAAGGTTTCCTATCTCTTTTTTGGAAGATTTTTTGTTTTCCTCCATTACCTTTATTTCTTTTTCAACTTTTTTCTCTTCTTTTTTGTTTACTTTTATAACTTCTTTTAACTTTTCTACTTCTTTACTTTTAACTGATTTAGCAGCAAAGAGTGCGCCAACTACGCCAAAAAATCCGAGTATTAATTTCCAAATTTTCATTATTGTTTCTCCAGTTCGTTTAAAGCCTTTGTGTATTCTTCTAAGGCTTCGTCAGCCATAGTGTTTATTTGTGTCATATCAATATTCCATTTTTCTTTTTCCAATTCAGGATGATTAACACCAACTTGATTATAAAATTCAGGAGCTTTTTGATTTCTAAACTCATTTATTTTTTCTATAGAATCTTTTAGAAATGATATTTTATTCTTCCTAATTTTTTCTTCAGCCCATTCATCATATTTGCCAGCTATTCTCATTTTGTTTTCTATTTTTACTTGACAATCAAAACAATGTCCAAATAGTCTCCACATTTTATCATCTAAATTTTGTTTCATAACAGAATCACAGTTAGGACAAAACCAAGGCATTCTAACACCCTGCATTAGTTCTGTCATTTTAGGAATAACATCGCCCTTTTCTTTCTCCTTACCTTTGTAACCAACCATTACTCTTTTATCAGGAGTTCTACCTTTCAGTAAATCACCTAATGCTTTATTCTGTCTTTCTGCTTCTTTGCTGTATCCCATAATTACCTCGTAAACTTTAACATACCTAGTATTTGATTAACAGGTGCAAATGCTCCTGTATATTTGAAAACCTTTCCTTTAAACACAAAAGTAATACCCTCACTCGGTATAATCTTTTTAAAGCCACCCAAAGCATTTAATCTATCTAATTGAGTTTTTAACATTTCTAATTTAGAAGGATCTTTAGCTTTTTTTACCTGAGCTATTACTTTTATCAAATCTTTTTTTATTTTTTGTACAGCCTTATCAGGATTAGCTGCTATAAAATCTTTCATATTACTTAGTACCTCAGCACCTAATTCAAAGAAAAGAACTTCCCAATCTCTTATGTGCTTTTTCTGTAGCTTGGCATGATCGTTTTTATCAGTAGACAATACCCAATCTAAAAACTTAGGATAATCCTTTAAGTCTTTTTTAATCTGTGGAATCTTATATGATTTATCAAAGAAAGCCCACCTCTTCAAAAGACCAGCCATAACATTATTTGTTACATTAGGATTGTCTGTTTGTTTTCCACCATTAAATATATACTCATACCAATATGCCTGATGATAATCTGATAATGTGTCTGTATCTTTTAAATCAAATTCTTTTTTTAATTTGTTTAACTTACCTAAAAAGTAACTTTGTCTGGCAGAAAAGTCTTTTACCTTTGGTAGATTAGCAACAAATGGTTGTGTAATCTTAAATGCTTTTTGTACATTTTGATTAACTTGCTTTATCATACCAGCCAAAACTCTTGCACTTCCTCTATCTTCCCCTTGCGGAGAACCTGCGGAATCATATTCTATTGTTCCGTGAAACTGTAATAATGCTTTATCATATGGTATAACATTTACTGTCTTTGGATATATGACTTCTAAAGACATAAACTTTTTACCTTCATCAAATATTTTATCCTTTTGCGCTTTACTTAATTTACTAACCGCTATCTGTAAATCTCTTATAGCATAAACAAAGGCTTTTTCAATATCACCTCTACCCGCAAACATATTTTTAATACCATTAATATCTAATGCGTTAGCACCAAAATTTTTAATATGTCCTTTGTTACGAGCTGCGATAAGTTTATTATTTTTCCAACTTACCATTATATTCTGTCCATCTGTTTTTTCAGTAACAGCGCCTTCACTACTAAGATTACCTTGTAATGTATTAATAATTAGTGTTTTAAAATCTGAAAATGTAAGATTTTTATCGTCAAATGGATGACTTAAATGACCATAAGCTCCGCCCATAAGCAGTAACTCCTTTTCTTTGTTTCTTTGTCTTAGTTTATTTTTACTATTTATTTGTTCTTTTAAATCTATTTCATCACCCTCATATGAATCACCATCAGCACCAGCTGCAAATAGAGTACCAATAATATTATCAATTGCTGCTGTACTTCCCATCCAATTTACTACTTCCCAACCTAATGGTTTTACTACCTGTTCCATCCAATTTTTGTACTTAGTAACTGCCATAGTAGAACCATTTGCTTGTCCATGATCTAAATAAGTTAGTGGTACAGATCTATATTGATCTGTTATTGAATTTTTTGCATCGGAACTCAAAACATAATCTAAAACTTTCCAACCGGCATCTTTGTAAATTGAATCCAACCATTCTTTAGAAGTCTTTTTGTATGTTTCATAATCTGTATAAAATGTGGAAGGACCATCATCTAAGTTTCCAGCAGGTGTGGATGATGATTCTAATAAAAATTCTTCAATTAATTCATCCGTCAATATGTATGATTCAAATAACTTTTTGAAATTATTCGTCATCATAGTATACACAGCTTTATCATAATATCCAAATGATTTTTTAAATAGTTTTTCTCTGGCACCATCATCAATTTTAGGATCACCTAATAACTTTCTCATCTGTGTTCCACTTATATTACCTGATTTTGGTGCTTGGATAAAATATCCGTGTTCTTCAAAACCCTTTATATCATTCTTATTTTTTTTATAATCTTGATAGTATGATTTACTACCATCTTTCTTTTTACCACCTTTTAAACGACCAGCATCTTTTTCACCAAAAGCAAAAACAACTGCTGTATTATTACTATTAAATTTTTTCAATAAATTATTTGGAACATATGGCGACTTTTCTTTAATGATACGATTTTTTGGAATACCCATTTTAATCATATGTGAAGCTTTTTCTTTAAAGTTCATCGGATGCCGTGGTGGTTGTTTTATATCAGAAGTTGTTATATAAACATCATCAAAGTTTGATTTCATCCACTTATATGTAGCTAAATGTCCACTATGAAATGGTTGAAATCTTCCACCAAATACACCGATTAGTTTTTTATCTTTGTTTTCGTTCAAATTAGATGCACTATCCCCATTATCAACTATAGAATATACAACATTTTCCATATACAAGTCAAGACTTTCTTTTATATTTTTTGCTTTTTTATAACCACTACCATATGGAACTGAAGTATTACCTTTCTTCTTCATTTTCTTAACCATCTTACGGCTTGGTGATGGTAATGTTCCTGCTGGTGCTCCAAATTCTTCATTCTTCTTTTTGGTTTTCTTTTTCATCTTATTTATGTAAGCTCTATAGACAGCTGCTTCCGAACTCTTGCCCATCTCTTTAGCTCTCTGTTCCATAGCTACAGCAGCTTGTATCTTATGTGCGTGTTTTTTACCACTTCCACTTATCTTACTAACTGATGCTTTAGCATCTTTGACTGTAGCAAACTTTAATCCTTTAATTGTTCCTTTTGGATTCTCATCCGTATATAAATCTGAATGAGACTTTGAACCACGATGTTGTCCTTTCTTACGAGGAACTCTTGGTTCTTCAGATACATTTTTTAAATAATCTTTATCTTTGGCCATTCTAAATTTTACAACTGGCTTTCCATTTATTGTTGGCATTCCGTGTTTGTCTTTTCCGATATTTTTAACAAATACCTTTTTGTTTTTAAATCTACCCACTTTAATTGTATCACCAACATTTACATCTATCTTTATAGCCTCAAAGAAACGAGATTGGCCTGGATCTTTAAATACTTTTTGAAATTTCTTTTCTTTTCTTAACCAAGCTTTTGCTATTTTACTTTTTGGTTTTAATTTCATAAATTTATTTATACCCTTATCAACTAACATCTTAAATTTACTTTGTGCTTGTTTAGGGCTAAGAAATTTATTATTACCAACTACCATAAAATTACTCATACCAAACAAACCTTGAAAAAATGCTAAATTGTTTTGAACATCTTGCCAACTTTGACGAACAATCTTTTCAGGAACAACCCTTGCCCTTTCTTCATTTCTCTGTAAAGCAACTTCTAAAGAGGTATTGACAAAAACCATAAAACAATCGTAACCCAATGCTTCTAATTTCTGTTTCTTTTCTTTTACAGAACCATATTTGTGTCCAGTTCCATCTATGATTACACCCAATCTACCATTGGTATATAATCTCAATCTTTCTTTACTTAAAGATTTAGCAAATTTTCTTAAACCGCTTGTATCATAATCTACAGGATCGCCATTTCTATCTACACCTGTCAAATCAGCAAACAATTCATCTGGCATAATGTCTAAGTCTGTAGTACCATAATATTTTTTTAATAACATTTCCAATTCAGAATCTTGATTTACCATCTTCAAACCTGTTTTAGAAACATTTATCTTTTCAGGTATACCGAATAATTGAGAAGCTACATATGATTTACCACTTCCAGGCCCTCCAGCTAAAAAGATAGCTTTAAATATGCCAGGATCCCTAGCTCCTTCGTTTAGAAATGGTTTTGTTAAAAATTCTGTAAGTTTATCCATAATTTCCTATGTTCTTATTCATATATAAATATAAAGTTTGTGAATTATCCATTATCGGTGAGTGTAGTTTTTAAAGCGTTGAAGTCACCACTACCACTTATCTGTGCTTTTAGAGTCTCTACCTGTGAAGATAATTCTTGTATAGCTTTTATCATCGGTGATAGGAATTCATTATATCGTAAACTCAACTCAGGATTTGGAATAGCAGTAAAGTTTTCCATTTCCCAATCAGCAGTATCTCTTATATCTTTTTCACTTCCACTTACGCTTGCACTAACAAACATTCTATTTTCAACATATCCTGCAAAGTTGTCTGTGTGGACAGAGGACTTAGCTAATGAGGAAGAAACTTCTTGTGCTATTAAACCATAATGTGGTCTACCTTCTGACAACCATTGATACTTTACAGGATTTAAATCATTTATAAAATCTAAACCTAAATCTGAACCACTTATCTGCGTTTTAAGATTTCTATCTGATGTCTGTATCGTTCCATTTGTAGCTCGAACATCATCCCATCTAAAACTAGAATTACCCAAATCATAAAGATTATCTGTTTGAGGTTGGCAATGACCAAAAACCTCTATTGCTCTAGTTCCTCTAGGTATTGTGATTTGTTTGTAAAAAGTATTATTGTTCATTGTTCCCAAATGAAAATCATCAGAATCTTCATCATAAACTATTTTTGCTCCGTATTGTGGAGCACTTACACTAAAAGTACCTGTTTCGTACCAAGTTATACCACTTCCATTGGTTTCAGCGCCGTCTTGAGCCCGAATGCTTATCCAATTTTCGTGGTTACTTGTTGTGTCACCTAATCTAAGAACTGTGCCAGCTGAGTTTTTAGTAGTTAAGTGGACATAACCAGGAGTATTAGCTGAAGAACCATCGCCGCCTACTCCAGGTATTAATTCCACATTTCCACCAGCTGCTTGGCTTAAATAAGAAGCCCCACCTTGTATTCTTACTGAACCACCGGTTCCAATTGGTGCAGTCTGCCCATTAATTAGAGTAGACACTCCATTATCGGCACCAGAAGCTGAAAGGTGGGTTAATGTTAATTCCGTATCAGCGGCTCTGGGTCTTAGTTGGTCTCCTAAAAAAGCATTACCAGTTCCTGTCGCAGTAACAGTACTACCAACTATAGCGTTTGCAGCTAGCTGATTTTTACAACTAACAGAACCAGAGATTTGAAGTGGATTTGCATTGCTAGTGTCATAATAAAATATTTGATAAGCATCCTTTACATCATCGTAACCGATAGACAATTTATTAACACTACCACTAACCCATTTTACATAACCATCACCAAATTGTTCATCCCACATCAAAGAACTTCTCATTCTTCCTTGTGGTGCCATTTTGAAAGATTGTGCTACTGTTACACCGTTAGCTATAACATCTCCTGATAAGTAATTGGTAGGGTCATTAGTATCATCAGATAATTTAAAATTTTCTGTATATATTGGTATACCCTCTGGCAAACCTAAAACACTGCAAACTTTTGAACCCCAAAATGTGTAAGATTTAAGACCACCATTTGTAGTGGTTTCTGTATCAGTAAAAGTTATACTACCTGTATGTGGTTCTGTAAAGGAGGCTGAGATATAGTCTATACCCATAGTTCCTGCATTAGAGTTTGCATAAAATTTAGAAGCATGCATGCTGACAGCTTCTTCACTTTGAATATAAGGACTACCCACTGGTATAATATTTATCCTATCAACTATATTTGAAGAACTTATTTGTAAATCAGCATCCGTAGCGAATGATGATGTATAGTAACTATATTGATCTCCATCTCCTGTTTCTATATTTACTTTAAATGGATAATTTGCCATTTTATTTTACTCCTATTATTAACCTTATGTTGTGATATTACCTGGTACTGGTGCTTTTGAAGGATCGAATTGAGTAGAGCCACCAGCCGGTGGTGCTATAGTACCACCAGCATTGAATGAAAATTTACCTACCGAAGTTACTGTAGTGTGTACTTCATTTCCATATCCTCTAATTGATACGCCTGGTTCTATTTTTATTCCACGCTTTGCATTATTAGAATTTGAATCAATACTACCTGATGCTATAGAAAATGTTGCAATATTACCACCAGTTGCTGTAACAGCACCTGACATTGATACATTACCACTAGCATCCACATTAAAATTATCTGTTACGACAACTATTTTTCCACTTACGGATTGAATATATCCTGCGTTAGTACCACCATTTTTGATTAAAACATCCCCATCAGCATCTACAAAGAATCCTTTTTCTGTACTTGCCGTATCTGTAACACTATCTACTGTTCCTAATTTAAGTGATGTCTGTGTAAGCTTAAAGTTTGTTGAACCTAATGAAAAAACTTCAGATTTAATATTAAGTACTGGATTTGCGTCTGAAGCAAAGATTATTGCATTATCACCGGAATCATCACTTATTTCAAATTTAGGAATGTCATCGTCTATACCAAGAACAAAACCAATTTGGTCATTATCAAATGCATTAAAAGGATCATCAAAATGTGCACCACCAGCTATGAAACTATCAGTACCACCCGCTATCTTTACCTTATTACCTAAAGACATTGAAGCTTGTGTTGCAGATATTCCAATACCAGAAGCTAC